TACCACATTTTCGGTAATTACAATACCCCTATTCTTGAGTAGTTGAATATCCATAGCAAGGCTAGCAATATCGGCATCTAATCGCTGCTCAATCATTAGCCAGCGATTAGCCATATCATTTAACAGGGTAGTTTCACGCGCTTCTAACGCGATCCTGTATTGATACAGAACGCGTAACACGTCCGGCGTGTCTCTGGTAATAGGATCTGGAAACATTATAGATCGTATGCAATAACTGTGAATACTCTTGCCGCGGTTGCCTGTGCAACTGCTACGTCTGCAGCGGTTGACGCTCTGATTTTCAAAAAGCGCACACCGAATAAATCAGCTGGTTTTTCAAACAAGGCGTAGTCATTGACCGCAAAAGTCAAAGAAACATCTATGCCATTACGCTGCACTGCCGTGTAAGTTCCATCAATCGCTGCGGATGCAAAGAAATACAACGCAACCGTAGTCGCTTCGATTGCCGCGGGGCATATAAACCCCACAGCGGTAAACCCGTCCAGATCGATTGCACCGGATAATGATTGGTTCTGTGCAATTGTCATTGTCTTGCTAAAATTCATTTCAATTGGTCCCATTTTAATTCTCCTTATCTAAATTAGATTGATTTGATTGTTCGTTTGATTGTTCGTTATTTATTCTAGCCCTGTTAAGCAATTCTGCCCCAAGAGCTGCATTTGCGTTCTTTTCCGCCAATTTGTCTTTTTCAAGGTCGGCTATTTTGTCATCAGTCCAGCCAGCATTGGATACCGCTGTTCGAAGTGGTACTCCTGCTTCAATCCATGTCTTTACCGTCTCGGCTTCTGTCTTTGGCTGCACTGAGTATGCTGGTTCCCAAACCGCTACAATATCCTTACCTGATAATGTATCATTACCATTCAGCTTCAACAAGAACACGGCTATTTTCTTCCATGTGTTTGAGAATGATGCAATGCGCTGGTCAACTTTTTTGGTTAGTGGTGCCTCCATTGCTAATAGTGCCTCGCCTGATACTTCCCCACCGCCTGAATAAAAGTAATGCTTCGGCGTCCGGCTAATAATGGCTATTGAATTAGCGATCTTATCAATTGCGTTCAGGAAGTTATCTAAATTAGCAGCTGGGAATGATCCCGCGCTTGATCCTTCGGACAACGCCCATATTTCATTCGCTGCGTTTTTAAGTGTCGATGTTTCAGCGTCCGAAATAACATATCGTTGCGGTAATGCACAAAATTCAGCTGCTACCATCATGTCAGAAAACAACTTATTAACCGCGTCCTGTAAAGTTATAATATTGAACAGGTCGCCTTTACTGTTCCTGGAGAGGAAGAAATGAAACACAGGAATTTCGTTGTAGGGATTATCGGCGCGATCTAATTCAGAAGGTTTGAACGCCTTCGAACTTGTCGGCACGCTTTTCATTTCTGCGGTTTCATAGTATTCAAGTCTGTCAGTATAATATAAAATTATGTGATATATTTTTCCTTCCCTGTACCACTTGCATGCGAAGTCAGACATTTTAGGATTGTCTGATTTGTAGAACACGTGGCACATTCTAGGGTCATTGTAATTAAATTCGATTTCGCCTGATTCGTTTTTCCAAACTATTGCGTAACTCTCGCTTGTTATGGATGCCGCCCGATGAATATCATACGCGTCCATTGTTATCTCATATTCGTTGAAGATGTCGCTGAGTTGCTGGGTTACTTTTTTATCCTGAGTAGCCCACCCGTTAAAAGTTACACGATCCAACGCGCTATCAATTACAACACTGCACCAATTTTGTGAGAACCTGGCGTCCATATTGTCGAACGCTTCGCGAAGTCTGGAAGTAGAATACTGCAACGGCTGATCACCATCCGCATATTGAAACAAGGTAGAATATACCTTTGTTTTTCCTGCTAATACTGTAAATGCTTTATCGAGGTCTGTTATCATCCCTGGAAACTCCTTGCTTTTTGTTTGTCTTTGCCTTCGTCTTCATAGCAATACCGAAGCGCATCAATAATGTGATTATTCTTGTCTATCGGTCTTGGTGGACTAGCCGGCTGCCCGTTAGAACCTTCGATCCATTTATACATCTGAAATTCGCGGCTAGCATTTATACATCTTTTATCAATTATAATTGTTTGCTGTTGCAGCCATTGTATACCAAATAAAACGCTATCTTTCCCTTTTTTTGCTCCAATTGCATTAATTTTGTTATCTCTTAATTCCCTTATTGATTTTGGCTCAGCACTATCACAAACAACCGTTGTATTTTCTACTATTGGTTTTATTAAATCAGCTAATGACGGATTAGTTAACTCTGTTTCGTAAAGCTCATCAAATATATATATCACTTTTCTCATCTTGTCATAATGTGTACAGATCAACGCCGCCGGATCTGAAGCGAACCCAAAGTCTAACCCAAACTTTTTATTAGTAAACTGATCGCCTAACTCGCTCAAGTCCTCTACCTTCCAGTTTTTGAATATTACATTGCCTAGCACTCCCCAGTTTCCTAAAGTATAAACATCGTAATAATAACTATCTTTTTCGTTCTCCAGGTCTTTGTGATCGCCTTCAGTCAAAAACCTGTTATCTTTATAGGTCGTCTTTATAATTGTTAGGTCATCGTTGTGATATTCAGTTTGATCTTCAGCCCATCCAATTGTGCTAAAATAATCTTCATAAATCCAGTGCGTTTTGTAGATTGGATTAAATGACATTGTTAGTCGTTTTGCTATTGATTCGGCACCACCTCGTTGCCGTTTGGTAAGTTGTTTCAGCGTGTTCTTGTCAATCTCAGTAGCTTCTTCAATCCAAATATCAGTGATCGCGCCTTTTTCAGGCCTGATTGATTTTATCTTTTCAACGTCGTCAAGTCCAATAAATAACGCCTGTCTTTTGTTCTTGCTGCATGTGACAATACCATCTGTTTTGTTGATGTAGAATAACCCACCAACTCCCCAATCGTTTATCACTCCTACGATCTCATTGAATACAGATTTTCGAATTGACCTGCCAGTCTGTCTGCATATAAGATAATTACGCTTTCCTTCCAACAGGTCATACACCGCCCGTTGTGCAACGAATACAGACTTGCCGCTTGCCGATCCACCAAACAATATTTGTGTTCTTGCATCATCCTTCAATAGCGGAATATAGACTGTGTTAAATATATCGAGGTCAATCTCAATATCAATCATCGTTGCCTTTTAGCGATACTCTAATAACATCACCATCCGCACCCGTTACTTCTTGCCTCTCAACATATCCTCTGCGCTTGCCCTGTGTCTTGAGGAAGAATATCATACTTGTGACATCACCTTCCAACGCCCGACTGTATAGCTTGCTTTCGACATTATCAACCATCGTTTCCCTGGCTTCGTCTATTGCTGCCTGAATAGTTGGCTTGTCTTTTATATACGCATATAAAGTAGTACGCGAAACATGCAGCTCCTTTGCAACCATGCTAAGATTGCCGCGCTTTTCGTTTACTATGTTTATAATTACGTTTGCTTTTAGTGTTGTCATCTATACCTTTTTATAATGTTCAGGTTGTTAATAGTTGTGGCAATTTTCCAGTCACTTGATGCCACCGTTCAATCGCTACCGCCACATAAGCAGGCGAGATTTCAACCGCTCTGCATTTGCGGTTAAGTCGCTCGCAGGCGATGAGGGTTGTTCCGGAACCTGAAAATGGTTCGTAAATAATATCAAATTCATTAGACCAAGTTTCTACGTTAAATTCTGCAAAGCTCAAACTGAATACTGCAGGGTGAAATTGTCTTATTTTTTCAGATGATCTAAATATTCTTATAACAGAATCTGGTATCTTATGCGTTTGTAAAGATGCTTCTGGATTACTAAGTTTGGAGATTGAACCATCTTTTTTTCTAAGGCCTTCGCCATTTTTTACTTTTACTGACTCTTGTTTCTTTTCGATTATTTTATTAGGTTTTTTTGGCTCTTTGTTGAAGTGAAAAACAAATTCGAAAGATGGTGCAAGTCTGCCGTTCCAATCTCCCATTAATCCAAAACCTTGATCCCAAACATACCAACCAAAACGCTTCCATTCTTTTGACCTCATCCAGGAAATCCAACCTTCCCAATAAGGGTTCCATTCTCCGTCAGTATGAACTAATCCAAGATTGACTAAAATTTGGCAGCTTTTTGATAAATTAACTGCATCAAAAACGCCACTCATTAGACCATCCCAATTTTTAACTATTTCGGATGTATCATCTTTATAATCTCTTTGCTGTAAATATGGTGGAGACGTGAATAACAATTCAGCCTTATCCCCATCCATCAACCTATCAACTACAGACTTGTCAGTACAATCACCGCATATCAACCGATGATCGCCAAGCAGCCACAGTTGCCCAAGCTCAACGCCCCACTTCTCGCGCAACTCCTCAGCCTTGTCTATCTCAGGCTCAACGTCCTCTGGTGGATCTCCAAACTCAATACCAAGATCGTTTGCAAGCTTATCCAATGCCATATCAAGCTCGCCCTCGTCCGCCTTGATTTCTTCCAGCAACGCTTCGAGTTCCAGCCTGTCCCATTCCAACCCAACCTCCGATGATCTATTATCCATGATCGCCATTTTCTTGCCGGCTGTTTCGTTTGCGTCCAGGTCAGTGCGCTTAACAACTACAATTTTCTTGCCGTCCGTTTCAATCTCGATGACGTCGTCCATGCCGGAATTGATAAACGCTTCCTGCGCATGATTACCAGCCAGAATAACGTTATTCTTATCAACCAGGAT